TATGGAATGGAACTACGAAGGATTCATCGATACTTATGGACTACCTGTCTTCATTGGAGGCAAAGGTTCAGTCAAAGGAGTTGATGGTATTGAAATTAAAACGGGAGTTATTGAGCACTGGGAAAACGAAGTCGACGGCTTAAGGTCGGATCAAGATGGTTTAAATGAATATTATCGTCAATTTCCAAGAACTGAAGCCCATGCTTTTAGAGACGAAGCTAAAGACACTTTATTTAATTTAACTAGAATATACCAACAAATAGATTATAATATAGAGTTAAATAATATATCTTCAGTTACAAGAGGTAGTTTTATGTGGGAAAATGGAATTAAAGATACTAAGGTTTCTTTTATGCCTAACAAAGATGGAAGATTTTTAATATCTTGGGTACCACCTAAAAACTTGCAAAACCGAGTGATTATAAATAATGGTACTAAATCTCCTGGTAATGAACATATTGGAGCTTTTGGTTGTGATAGTTATGATATTAGTGGCACCGTAGATGGCAAAGGATCTAATGGTGCTTTACATGGGTTAACTAAATTTAGCATGGAAGATGCACCACCTAATCATTTCTTTCTAGAATATATATCAAGACCTCAAACAGCTGAGATATTCTTTGAAGATGTGTTAATGGCTTGTGTATTTTACGGTATGCCTATACTTGCTGAAAATAACAAACCAAGATTATTATACTACTTTAAACGTAGAGGTTATAGAGGTTTTTCAATGAATCGTCCTGATAAAATTTGGAATAAACTTTCAACAACAGAAAAAGAAATAGGTGGTATACCTAATTCAAGTGAAGACATTAAACAAGCGCATGCCGCAGCTATAGAGTCTTATATAGAAACTTATGTAGGTGCTTTACAAGAAGGATATGGAGATATTTATTTTCACAATACTTTAGAAGACTGGAGTAAGTTTAATATAAATAACAGAACTAAGCACGATGCAACAATAAGTTCTGGTCTTGCTATAATGGCTTGTAACAAAAATAGATATAGACCAACTCCTGAAAAAAATTATAAACCTATAAGCTTAGGTTTTAAAAGATACAATAACAATGGAGATGTTTCAAAAATAATAAAATAAATAAATGAATCAGATTTCTTATAATAATAATAGTTCATTCCCAAGCCAGGTAGTGCCTGATGCAGAGAAAGCTACTTTAGAATATGGTCTTGCTGTCGGTAGAGCTATAGAAGGAGAATGGTTTAGGAATTACAGAGGTGGTGCTGGCACGAGTGGTTATGCTACTAATTATGCTAACTACCATAGTTTAAGATTATACTCAAGAGGCGAACAACCTGTTCAAAAATACAAAGATGAACTAGCTATAAACGGCGATTTATCTTACTTAAACCTAGACTGGAAACCAGTCCCTGTTATATCTAAGTTTGTAGACATTGTTGTTAACGGCATGTCTCAAAGAAATTACGAAATAAAAGCTTTTGCAGTGGATCCTTTTTCAACTAATAAAAGAACAGAGTATGCCAAAGAGCTAATGCGCGATGTTAAAGAAAGAGATTTAATACAACAATTAAGAGAAACTTTAGGAGTTGAAATGCAAAGCAAGGCTAGTAAAGAACTAGGTTTAGAAAGTGAAGAGGAGTTACAGTTACATTTACAGTTAGACTACAAGCAGTCTATAGAAATAGCTGAAGAAGAAGTTATAACAGATATATTAAATAGAAATAGATATGATTTAACAAGGCGCAGGTTTTGTCAAGATTTAACTGTTTTAGGTATAGGTGCTGTAAAAACTAATTGGAATAAAGCGGAGGGCGTAGTTATAGACTATGTAGATCCTGCTGCTTTAGTTTATTCATATACAGAAGACCCTAATTTCGAGGATATATACTATGCTGGTGAAGTTAAATCAATATCTTTATCAGATTTAAAAATGCAGTTTCCTTACCTTACAGATGAAGAAATGGAGACTATACAAAAGTATCCTGGTAACTCTGAGTATTTAAGAAATTGGAATGGTAGAAGTGATCAACAAACTGTTCAAGTAGTTTATTTTGAATATAAAACCTATTCAGATCAAGTGTTTAAAATAAAAGAAACTAATACAGGTTTAGAAAAAGCATTAGAAAAGTCAGATACTTTTAATCCACCTAAAAATGACAAGTTTGATAGAGTATCTAGAACTATAGAAACTTTATATAGTGGAGCTAAAATACTAGGGCATCCTATGATGTTAAAATGGGAGTTAGCTGAAAATATGACTAGACCTAGCGCGGATACTACTAAAGTTAAAATGAATTATAGTATTTGTGCGCCTAGAATGTACAAAGGCAAAATTGATTCATTAGTAAATCGTATAACTGGATTTGCTGATATGATTCAATTAACTCATTTAAAGATACAGCAAGTATTATCTAGAGTAGTGCCTGATGGTGTTTATCTAGACATGGATGGCTTAGCAGAAGTAGATTTAGGTAATGGCACTAACTACAACCCAGCTGAGGCTTTGAATATGTATTTTCAAACTGGTTCTATCGTAGGTAGAAGTTTAACTCAAGATGGTGATCCTAACAGAGGTAAAGTTCCAATACAAGAATTACAGACTGGATCAGGCGGCGCTAAAATACAAAGTCTAATACAAACTTATCAATATTATTTACAAATGATAAGAGATGTAACGGGACTTAATGAAGCAAGAGATGGTAGTACTCCTGATAAAAACGCTTTAGTAGGATTACAAAAACTAGCCGCTGCTAACTCAAACACTGCAACTAGACACTTATTACAAGCAATGTTGTATCTTACATCTAGAACATGCGAAAATGTGTCATTAAGAGTTTCTGATTCTTTAGAATTTCCTTTTACTAGACAAGCTTTAGAAAATAGTATATCAAGGTACAATGTAGCTACATTAGATGAATTATCTGATTTAAATATACACGATTTTGGTATATTCTTAGAGCTAGAGCCTGATGAAGAAGAAAAGCAAGTGTTAGAACAAAATATTCAAATAGCTTTAAAAACTGGTGGTATTGACTTAGAAGATGCTATTGATTTAAGAGAGATTAACAATATTAAACTTGCTAATCAAATGTTAAAGCAAAGAAGAAAAGCTAAACAAAAAAGAGACCAGCAAGCTGCACAAGCTAATATACAAGCTCAAGCTCAAGCAAACGCTGAGTCTAGTGAAAAAGCTGCTTTAGCTGAGATGCAGAAGCAACAAGCTTTAGCAGAAACAGAAGTACAAGTTGAACAAGCTAAGTCTCAGTTTGAGATTAATAAAATGCAACAAAAAGCAGAGATTGATAGACAATTGTTAGAGTTAAGGTATCAGTTTGATATTAAATTAAAACAAATGGAAACTCAGCAAATAGATGCAAAAGAAAAAATGATTGAAGATCGTAAAGACGAAAGAACTAGAATTCAAGCCACTCAACAAAGCAAAATGATTGACCAAAGAAAAAACGATTTATTACCAACTGATTTCGAACAAAATCAACAAAACCCATTACTAGGTTAATACTTAGTAATTATTATTAATTATTATATTATATTATGTCACAAAAAGAAGAAGTTAAGCCTTTAAAGGTTAAAGCTAAAAAGCCTTCTATAAAAGCTAAATCAAATGAAATTCATAAAGTAGATTTAGGTAAAAAAGAAGAAGTTAAAGAAGAAATAAAAGAAGAAATAAAAGATGCCGTTCAAACACAAGAAACAAATGATAGCAATGTTATTGTCGAAGAAAAGAAAGACGAGACAAGTAGCAAAGAAGTGGTTGAAGAAGTACGGTCCACCCCAGAGAAAACAGTAGAATCTCCTATACTAGAAATAATAGAAGATGAAACTAAAAAAATAGAGAACGAATATAAAGAAGCTGTAAGAGATGAAAAGGTCTTAGGTAAACAACTACCTGAAAACATCGAAAAATTAGTTTCTTTTATGGAAGAAACAGGTGGTAACGTTGAGGATTATGTTAGATTAAATAGAGATTATTCTAATGTTGATGACAACGCTTTGCTTAGAGAATATTATAAAAATACTAAGTCACATCTTAATCAAGAAGAAATAGAATTCATAATGGATGATAATTTTTCATATGATGAAGACATGGACGAAGAGCGAGATATAAAGAAAAAGAAACTTGCTTTTAAAGAAGAAATTGCAAAAGCCAAAAACTTTTTGGAAGAAACCAAGAGTAAATATTACGACGAGATCAAGTTGAGACCGGGCGTTACTC